AACTTCGTTTGCAACCCACATAACTTGCGCACCGAGGTTCGCAAAGCGGTCACCAACGAATGTTGGGTGGTAGTAACCTGGAGCAGCAGGTAGTGAACCATCGAACGTGCCGACTGTACCAGCGATGGTAATCAAGTCTGCTAGGATTTCGTTGTCGATTTCCTGAACGATGTGAGCGGATAGTGCTGTGGTCATTTCGTTTTCTAAATCTAGACCGTGCTGGGCTTGCATGTCCTGCATAGCTTCGATGGTCCATGATGCCTGCAACTTACGTGTACCAGCTTCAACAGCCTGGGAAACGATTTCTAGAGACATCTGACGACCACCTGAGCCTTCTAGCATGCCACCACCACCGCCGTATAGTGAACCACCAACGCTAACGCCGTTTAGAGCGGAAGCACCAGAAGCTGTGTATGCGGTTGAAGTGAAGCCTGCGTTTGCTGGCCAAGCGTAGCCTTGTGCTGTTGTATTGTCGATACTTGGGTCAAAAGATGTAGTATCGAAACCTGCTGGATCAAAACCGCCTGCGCCTGCTGGCTGACCCTTAGGGTTGGTAATACCGTCACCGGCTGCACCTGAGTAGAATCGACGTAGTGCATTTACGTTGCCAAAGGCTTCGCTATCTACACCGACGTTAATTGCACCTGATGGTGTATCCCATGCAGCAATTGAGCCACCTGGAACACTTTGGTTATACTTGTAGCGTAGTGAGTAAACTAGTCCTACTGGACCACTCATTGGCTGAATACCGACGATTTCTGTGGCAATTGTGCCTGGGATGATACGACGAATCATCGGAATCAAAATCTTACGGAAGCCAGCGATGGCTGTCGTGTCTGTTGATCCGGTTGCTGCCGTTTCATTTAGCAGATGCTGCTTTTGGTTTTCGAGAAGCTTGTCAACGAGACCCTTCTTGTGTGGTTCTAGACCTTCTAGCAAAGCACCCTTAATTTCACCCCAATTTTCAAATAGTTCCTTCATGTGAACTGCTCCTTTTTTAATTGGTTGTTGTTGTAGTTAGTTCGTCATACCAGCGAGTTTCAAGAAGTCACTCTTGAGTCTCTGTACAGGAGTTGTCTCTTGAGAGACACTTTCCTCTACAACCTGATCTTCGGAATCACCAGTTTTGAGGATTACTGAACCCTCATCTACTCTTGATGAAATATTTGCGCTCTCAGCTAGTACTCTAGTTTCCTTCTCTGAGCCACCGCCCTTACTTTCATTATTTTTCTTACTGCCCTTAACGCTTACGTCCTCTTTTAATACACGACCGATAAAGGTCTTGTATCCTTCTTCCAACTGTTCAGTTGCGACGTTGGAAAGAATTGTTTCCATGACTTCTCTAGCAGTACCGTTAAGTGGTTTAAGAACGCTTTCCATCTTGATCTTGCGGGAAAGAACTGCCTTCTCACCAACTTCTGTTTCGTACTTAGACTTGAGTGCGTCAAGTTGTTCTTGTGTTTCGCGAAGTTCAGCCTCAACACTGAATTCATCAACGAAGTGCTTGCGATACTCTTCGGAGAAAGCTTCATAGAGCTTACGACCGAATTCAAGTTTGCGAGCTTCTTCGATGTCTTCACGAAGTTCTTCAAATTCTGCTGCGATACGGATTTCAAGGAAAGCGTCTAGTTTCTCTACAAGAGACTTTAGATCCTTCTGAAGTTGTTCGCCCATAACACCCTTAGCTTCAACAAGCTTCATTGCAAGTTCAGCTTCAAGGTCACGGAAGCTAGAAATGTCACCCTTGAGTTCTGAGAGTTCGTTATCACAGAATTCTGTGACCTTTTGGTCAATGGCTTCGATCAATGCATCGCGTTCTCCGATCCACTGTTCAGCAAGTTGTGCGCGAACTGTATCTTCAGCTTCTTTCTTAGCGGCATTGACTGCCTCTTCAAGTTGCTTCTTCACAGCCTCTTCCAATTCCTTCTTTGATTCTTCTGAAAGGATTTGGGCTTCTAGCAATTTCTTCAAAAGTTCTTCCATTGTTATCTCCTTGGAACTCTTCATTGTTATTATTTATTAAGCTCTTGTAAAATCAGAGAAATTCTGTTTTTAGTTTAAAATTCCTCAATTAATTCAATAACTTACAAAAGCATGCGTTTTGTAGTTTTTACTTCTTTAACAGTATTTCAATAAACGCTTTAATCTCTTTTACGAGATATTTTTGTGCGACTGGATCATGACAAACCTCTTCTGAAAGAGTTAGAATTTTCTTGCCATTAGGAGCGTAACCAAGTGCTTCGTAAATAGAATTTGGTCTTGCACCTGGAGCCGAAGGTGTAGCGACAATGTCAACTGTGATGAAGTTAAATCCTTCAACCATACCATTTTCCTGAACACTACCTGCGCCTCGGGAGCTAACACCGATACGAACACCACTTTCGATAAGTGTGCGTGCAATGTTGCCCATTGGGGTTGGAAGAATTCTTGCGCGACCTACGGCGTTATTACCCTCCATACGGAGGTCGGTGATCGCGTGAGAGATTCTTTCAAGATTGATGTTTAGAGTTTGTGGATGATCTAGTTCACCAAAAATTCCCTTTTGTTCCATGATAAGTTTTGATGCTTCTGAAACAGCCTTGGAAATTTCGGAGACTGGATATGTGCGATTGTTGCGGTTCTTAATGCCGCCCTGCATGAAGATACCAGCCAAGAAGCAGTTCTTACCATCAGCCGAAGATTCGTTGATGATATTGGCTTGCATCGGGGTTAGTTCTTCGATAAGAATTTGTGGTGTAGGCATTTAAGTGACTCCAGAATAAAAGGGTTAAGGATTACTTGTCTTTCTTGTCTTCCTTTTTGTCCTTCTTATCCTTTTTATCGTCTTTATCGCCATCGTCATCTTTATCTTTTTTGTCCTTCTTGCCTTTCTTTTCGTCGCTCTTTTCTAGTTTCTGAGCGTCCTTAAGTTTGTCGATAGCTTCGTCTTCCATCTTTTCTGCCTTTTCTTCTTTTTTGTCGTCATCGTCTTCTTTTTCGGAAACGATAGAACGCATCTTGTCGGAGACATACTCGTGGAAATCAGTTGCAGCTTGTGCATTGTTGTCCTCAATGAGAGCATTGACCATGCTCATGAGCTTTTCTTTCTTAGACATAGGTATTTCTCCTTGAAAGTCAGGTTGTTGTCTACTTATTTATGAACTAATTTATGGGGCGAACAAGGATTTCCTTAAGTGTTTGATATTTAAGAATTTTCGTTCATTATAATTTATATAATCCAAAAATTATTCCAATAATTCATACGTTTAAAGAGACTAAATACAAGAGGAGGATCGTATGAACATATTATCAAACGCTAATGTTTTACAGTAATACTCCGAATTAAGCTGGAGTAGCTCCAGCAACTGGAGGAGGTCCACCAGCACCGCCCATACCCATCGCTTCGCCGCCTGGGGCACCGCCTTCAAGACCAGCCATCTCTTCGCCTCCCTCACCTGGAGGTGCGCCCATCGGACCGCCGATTCCTCCACCGCCTCCGATTCCTCCACCCATACCAACTTCTTCACCACTCTGACCATAAAGTTTAATGAGGTCATCGTCGGTTCCCGTGTAAGGAATGCCCTTTTCTTGACGTAGGAGTCGTTCATTTGTAATGACTTCATCTTCCGAAAGCTGCATGATACGAGACAAGATGAATCTCTTAGCCAAGAAGGAAAGACCATCTGCTGTACCAACTGCATTGAGAAGTTGAGCATCCAATTCGACTTGGCGATACTTACCGAAGTTGCTTGGTTCTGGAAGTCTAATAATATAGGAGTATGGATCAATATTGACATCTACGTGGCGTAGATATCTCTTGAACTCGTCGTCAAAAACGTGTTCAATATGGCGTTGTAGACGTTCGACAAACAAAGCAAAACGCAACTCTTCTATATAGGCGAGCCCGACTTTACCATCATTAAACATAACATCCTTAGCGTTTCTTGAAGCCTGAAGCCAACTAACTGGAACACGTAAGCCCATATAGACTTTAGTTTGGAAATAATCCAAATCTGACAATTCTCCAAGGCTTTGACCACCAGGAAGTGTATCAACCTTGGAGCCCCGACCATCAGGACGAACAGTGAAGAAGAAGTCTTCAACCATAGCCTGTGGGTTGTAGACGCTATCGATTTGATCTTTACCGCCTTGGTGTGTTGGAACCTTTCTTTGGCGAATTTCATTTTTGAAAGTTTCGAGGTATTGTTTAGCTCGATGTGGTGGCATTTTACCAACATCGATGTAAAATACGCGTCGCTCTGGAGCACGCTGAATACGATAGATAACGATTGCGTCTTCCAGTAATTCCTTCTGTTTATGAGAGCGGTAAACGCTTCTAAGGATAGAATCACCAAATGGAGCGGCTTCCGACATATCATCATTTAGGGTGAAACGGATAACATCAGAGGAAGCGATGTATTCTGAGTTGTATTCTTGACCTAGCGCAACTGCGTGTCCTGGACCCCATGGACCTGGACCACCAGCACCACCAGCACTTCGGGGACGGCGAGTGTCAGTACGGATTTGATAGCCGACAATCTTGGTGACATCAACGGCGTCAACGACCGCAGCTAAAATGTTCTGTGGAGGAACCCATTCCCACTTTTTATCATCACCATGACGGCGGAAAAAGCAATCACCATA